ACATGAAATCGTCTGAAGAAAAAGGCGAAACCAAAAAAGAATCTAAAAAGACAGAAATGGCAGAAATGTAATGAAACACATGGATCGTAAATACCCTAAAGAAAATGCTATGTTGCGTGAGCATAAGGAAACTACGCTTGAAAAGAACCAAGCTGATCGTATAGCCCGCAGAAAGCTAATTGCTAATAAACTTAAAGACTTGGATAAAGAAGTTAAATAATTGAAATTTACAATTTATGCACCGTTTTATACAGATAAAAGCGGTGGACATTGGTATTTACATTTTCTTTGTGACCAGCTAAACCGTATAGGGCATAAAACAACCATATATGTATATGATGGTGGCCCTACAAACCTTGATTTTATTGCACCGCAAGACCATTCAAAAGATGCAATTGTTATCTATCCTGAAACTATTGCCGATAATCCTTTAAAAGCAACTAAAGTAGTCAGATACCTATTAAACAAGGATGGATTACTTAAAGGCAATAAGATTGTATGGGGGAAAAATGACTTTCCATTATCTTTTGCACAAGAATTCAAAAATGATTGCGACATCTTAAATTATGCTATATGCGATACAAACACTTTTTACAATATGGGCTTAGAAAGGGAATATAACTCTTTTTACATTGGAAAAGGCAATGGGCCACAATTACCTGATTGTGTTGAAATAACAAGGCAATTTCCAGCAAAAAAAGAAGAATTAGCCAAAATACTTAATAAAAGCAAAATATTCTTTAGTTATGATTGTATAAGCGCAACTAATTTAGATGCTGTTTTATGTGGTGTTGTACCTTATTTTTTAACAAAACCCCCTAAAGAGTTGTATAACAATATTCATGGCAAATTTTGGATTGAATCATTAGATAAAGAAGAAATTGACCAAGTTAAAAAAAATAATAAACATATTTTGAGCCAAGTCATTGAAAATCAAACAACTTTTCAAGAAAGATTAAACAAAATAGTCAATAAAATAGAAGCGCATTTTGAAAATGTCAGTTAAAATTAATTTATCTTAATCAACCACTTGGGTAAGGTATGGAAAATAAACAATTAAAGAATATTAAGGGAGCAGGTAGACCCAAAGGTAGCCCTAATAAGTCCACAGCCCTCGCTAGAGAGGCGATTGCTAAGTTCGTGGATGGTAACGCAGACAAACTACAACAATGGCTTGACGAGATCGCTATGAATGAAAAGCTAGGGCCTAAAGTAGCTTTTGATTGCTTTATGCAAGTAGCTGAATACCATGTACCCAAGTTAGCTAGGACAGAACACACTAGCCCTGAAGATGAGCCAGTTAAGATAATTCACGAACACAAGTTCCTAGATTGAAAGAATTAATTAAGAGGTACGAATATCCTTACAAAGCTAGGGATGCTTTCCTAGACTTTCACCATAGAAAAGAACGCTGGGCTGTATTAGTTTGTCATAGGCGTGCAGGTAAGACTTGTGCCACTATTGCCGATCTTATTCGTAGGGCTATCATGGATAAAAAGCCTGATGGAAGATATGCTTACATAGCACCTTACTACGCTCAAGCTAAAAACATCGCTTGGGACTACCTTTTAAAGTACGCAGAACCAGCTATTGTTAAAGCCAACCAATCAGAATTATGGATAGAACTGGTCAATGGGGCTAAAATTCGTTTATTTGGTGCTGACAATCCTGATGCTTTACGGGGTCTTTACTTGGATGGATGTGTTTTAGACGAATACGCAGATATGAAACCTAGGCTTTGGGGAGAGATTGTTAGGCCATTGCTAACAGATAGACAGGGCTGGGCTACCTTTATTGGTACTCCTAAGGGTCATAATGCGTTCTATGACATCTATAACGAAGCCCAAAAGAACCCTAATTGGTATGTAAAGACACTAAGAGCCGACCAATCAGGACTATTGCCTGATGCTGAATTACTAGATGCTCAAGCTACTATGTCTAGCAACCAATACGAGCAAGAGTTTCTTTGCAGTTTTGAAGCAGCTATATTAGGAGCGTACTATGGTCAAGAAATGCGTAGAATTACTGACCTTGACCGCATTACGACTGTTGATTATGACCCTATGTTTCCCTGCCATACTGCTTGGGATCTTGGTTTTAATGACAGTACAAGCCTATGGTGGTTTCAGGTGGTCTATGGGGAGATACGGGTACTAGACCATCATTCAAGTAACGGTCAAGCTATCCCCTTTTACACAGGTTTGCTTAAACAAAAAGAAGATGAATTTGGGTATAAATACGGATACCATTACCTACCTCATGACGCTAGAGCAAAAACATTGGCTAGTGGTGGTAAGAGCATAATCGAACAAATTGCGACAAAAATCGACATAAAACACTTAAAAATCGTACCAAACCTGTCACTTCAGGATGGAATACAAGCAACAAGGCTTGCATTAACACGCACTTGGTTTGATAATAGATGCGAAGAAGGTATCGAATGTTTGCGCCAATATCAAAGGGAATGGGATGATGACAAGAAAGTATTTAGGGATCGCCCAAAACATGATTGGACAAGTCACTCAGCCGATGCTTTCCGCTATCTGTCAGTCGTATGGAAAGATGAAGATACTCCTATCCTCAAAGACACAAGAATTAAAGGAATTTGCGTTGGCGAAAATGATGTAACGCTCAATGATATGTGGAAAGAAACCCCCAAAATAACTCACCGCAGGATATAAATATGGATCACGAATACCAAGATTGGTACAACACTATCGGACAATACGAGAGAACTTTCAAGGAATGGGAAAGTCGAGCCGACAGGATTGTTAAGCGTTATCGTGATGACAGCCGCACTAGGAATAACCCTAATGCCAAGTTCAATATCCTTTGGTCAAATGTTCAAACCATTACCCCAGCTATCTTTGCTAGATTGCCTAGACCCGATGTTTCAAGGCGGTTTCGTGATAATGATCCAATAGGTAGGGTCGCATCAATGATGCTGGAACGGGCATTAGAGTACGAAATTGAGCACTACGGTGACTACAAATCTGCTATGAATCAATCGGTTAATGACCGTTTGTTAGGTGGGCGTGGTACTGCTTGGGTGCGTTATGAGCCACATATTACTGGTGAAATGGGTGGCGAAGCTGATGGCGCACCTGATGACGGCTATCAAATTACTGAAGATATTGATGAGGCTGAAACCGAAGGCGGTATGTATCGTGAAGATCAGGAACGCATTGAATACGAATGTGCTCCAGTTGATTATGTTCATTGGCGTGACTTTGGTTTAACCGTAGCCCGTACATGGGAAGAAGTAACTGCTTGTTGGCGTAAAGTTTATCTTGGCCGCCCAGCACTTGTTGAACGCTTTGGTGAAGATTTGGGTGGGCGTATCCCATTAGATACAAAACCTGAAACATCTAAGACTTTTAATGAAAAGATGGGCGAAGGTTCAAAAGAAGCTTGTATATACGAAATATGGGATAAGACTTCAGGCGAAGTTATTTGGCTATCTAAGTCTATGGGCAAAATTCTAGACACAAGACCTGACCCATTAAAGCTTGAAAACTTTTGGCCTTGTCCTAAACCTTTGTTTTCTACATTGACAACGGATTCGCTAATACCTATCCCTGACTTTGTACTCTACCAAGACCAAGCAAGACAGCTAGACACGCTGGCTGACCGTATTGATGGATTCATCCAAGCCCTTAAAGTTCGGGGCGTATATGACGCTTCTGAGCCATCTCTACAGCGTTTGTTTACCGAAGGTGAAAACAATTCCTTATTGCCAATCAAAAACTGGGGTGCATTTGCTGAAAAGCAAGGCATGGCAGGGGCTATCAACCTTGTAGACATACAGCCAATTGCAGCAGCTTTGACTATGGCTTATCAAGCTATGGAACAAGTTAAAGGGCAAATCTATGAAATCATGGGTATTGCTGATATTCAGCGTGGACAGACAGATCCTAACGAAACCCTTGGCGCACAGATCATTAAGTCTAACAACGCTTCAGGGCGTTTAAAGACTATGCAACATTCAGTAGTAGACTTTGCTACCGAACTGTTATGTATCAAAGCGCAAATCATTTGCAACCATTTTACCGATGACACATTGGTGAAGATTAGCGGTGCAATGCAGTTAAGTGAATCAGATAAACCATTTATTCCACAAGCTATTGCTCTATTACGCAATGAAGCAGCTAAGAACTTCCGTATTGAAGTAACTAGCGATTCAATGATTTTCCAAGATGAGCAGCAAGAAAAGCAGGACAGGATTGAGTTCCTAACTGCCGTAAGCCAGTTTATGCAAACTGCCCTACCTGTTGCTACAACATCCCCTGAACTTACTCCGTTATTGATGGAGATGCTCAAGTTTGGCGTTACAGCGTTTAAAGCTGGTAAAGGAATGGAAGGATTGATTGACGAAACAGCAGATAAGTTCCGCCAGCAAGCTAAGTCTAAGGAAGGTCAGCCTAAACCGCCTACCCCTGAAGAACAAAAAATGCAGATGCAGATGCAAATTGAGCAAGCTAAGATGCAGGCAGCACAAGCTAAATCCCAACAGGATATGCAACTTGAGCAACAAAAGATGCAAATGCAAATGCAGCTTGAGAAAGCTAAACAAGAGTATCAAGCTCAAGAAAATCAACTTAAATTCCAATTGGAAGATCAGCGTAACCGTCAGCAAACAGAGATGGATATGAAGGTCGCTCAGATGAAGATGAACACAGAGCGCAATACTCAGGTCTTATTGGCCCACATCAACAACGGTGCTAAGATCGAGGTCGCTAGGATTGGTGCTGATGAATCTAGTGGTGAACAGGCTTATTTAACTGAAGAAGCTATGGCCGCATCAATGCAACACCCGATGCAACCTATTGCCGATGCTATTGGACATAGTAACCAGCAGATGACATTAGCATTAAGTGACTTGGTAAATACCATTAATCAAAACCACAATAGACCTAAACAGGTAGTACGGGGACAAGACGGTAAAATCATCGGAGTTCAATAATGGCTATTACAGTCAAGCATAAGTTTGTAAGTGCCATACCTGACGCTGGAGATACAACAATTGTCCAGCCGTCTAATTGGAATGATGACCACGATTTAGTAGGTACTATCCCTGTAGCCAATGGTGGTACTGGTGCATCAACCTTAACTGGTTATGTATATGGCAATGGTGTATCCCCAATGACGGCTAGTACAACTATTCCTAGCACCGCAGTTACTGGTCTTGGAACAATGTCCACGCAAAACAGTAATAACATTGTTGTAACTGGTGGTTCTATGTCAGGCGTTACGATTAGCGATTATGTTGCAACTGCAACAAAAGGCGTAGCTAACGGAGTAGCAAGTTTAGATGGTAGTGGAACAGTCCCTGTTAGTCAGTTACCAGCCGCAGTTTTAGGAGCTTTAAGCTATCAAGGAACATGGAATGCAAGCACTAATACGCCTACTCTCACCTCTAGTGTTGGTACTAAGGGTTATTACTATGTTGTTAATGTTGCTGGCAGCACTAATCTCAACGGTATTACTGATTGGCAAATTGGTGATTGGGCGGTATATAACGGAACTGCTTGGCAGAAGATAGACAATACCGATGCTGTCACTAGCGTAAACGGATATACAGGAACAGTCGTATTAACTGCTGCTGATGTAAGCGCAGTACCTTATACAGGTGCTACTGGAGCAGTAGACTTAAATGCTAAGTCTTTGACCAATGTAAGTAATTTAGGCATTAACACTACTTCTGTACCAACAATTAAACTTAGGGCAATAGGCGATAACAATTCAAGCTCAAGAATTGCAATGCGTGGTTATTCAAGTGATGCTAATAGTTCATCTATTCGTGTTACTAAATTTCGTGGCACTTTTGCCAGTCCACAAGCACCATTAAGCGGTGATAGTTTAGGTAAATTTGAAATAGCTGGTTACGGCACAACTTCTTCTGATGGCTATCCACAAGGTTCTTATGAAGGTTTAGCTACAGAAAACTGGGGTGCTACAGCTAGAGGAACTAAAGTTGTATTTAAAGTAACCCCTAATACTACGATTACTCAAGTTACCGCTTTAACCATTGACCAAAACTCAGCAGCTACTTTTGCTAGTTCTGTGGCAGCAACATCATTTAGTGGTTCAGGTTCAAGTCTTACTGGTGTCGTTACAAGCGTTACAGGTACAAGCCCTGTCGTTTCTTCAGGCGGTCAAACCCCTGCAATTTCAATGCCAGCAGCTACAACTTCTGTAAGTGGTTATTTAACAAGCACCGATTGGACTACTTTTAATAACAAATCCAATACTAGCGGTACTGTTACAAGCGTTGCAGCTACAGTACCTAGTTTTTTAAGTGTTTCAGGTAGCCCAATTACAAGTAGTGGTACATTAGCTTTAACTTATTCAGGCACAGCGTTGCCAATACTTAATGGTGGTACAGGACAAACTACTGCAAGTGCAGCATTTAACGCATTAAGCCCATTGACTACTGCTGGCGATACTCTTTATGGTGGCACAAGTGGTGCTGGCACAAGATTAGCTATTGGTACAGCAGGACAAGTATTAACAGTAAACGCTGGTGCTACTGCTCCTCAATGGTCTACTCCTACTACTGGTACAGTAACAGCCGTATCCGTAGCTTCAGCTAATGGATTTGCTGGTACTTCAAGTGGTGGTGCAACCCCAGCTTTGACTTTAACTACTTCTGTTACTGGTGTATTAAAAGGCAATGGAACAGCTATTTCTGCTGCAACTGCTGGAACAGATTATTCCGCAGGAACAAGTGCAAATACTTCAGGTCTTGTTTACAGCACTACAACTACAGGTGCTTTAACTACAGCAACTGGAGCACAAGTTTCTACTGCTTTGGGAACAACAGCTATTTCAGGTAATGCAGCCAATGTAACAGGCATTGTTGTAGGCGCAAACGGTGGTACAGGAGTTGCTAATACAGGTTCAACCATTACATTAGGTGGTAGCTTAACTTATTCAGGTGCTTATACACAAACTTGGACTAGAACAGCAAACACTTCTTTAACGCTTCCTACTAGCGGTACAGTAATTAGCACAGTTACTAATATGGCTGCAAACCCTGTAACTGGCACACCTTCTTCAAGTAACTTTTTGCGTGGTGATGGCACATGGGCTAGTCCTACTGCTGGATTATCTAGCTATGTAAGAACAAACTTTACGGCTACTGCTGGTCAAACTTCATTTACAGTTGCTTACACAGTAGGTTTTGTACAAGTTTATGTAAATGGTGTATTACTTGATACTACGGACTACACATCAACTAGCGGAACAGCTATTGTTTTGGCTACTGCTGCCGCATTAAATGACATTGTTACTGTAATTGCATACAGTGTTACTACAGCAACTGCTGCTGCTGGGTCAAATACTCAAGTCCAATACAATTCAAGCGGTAGTTTTGCTGGGTCTGCCAATTTAACTTTTGATGGCACGACTTTAACAGGTGCATTTAGTGGCGCACATAACGGCACAGTAGGTGCTACTACACCTAATACTGGTGCATTTACTACTTTATCCGCATCGTCTACCGTTTCAGGTACAGGCTTTTCTACTTATTTAGCTTCTCCACCTGCTATTGGTGGAACTGCTGCTGCTGCTGGTACATTTACTCAACTTACAGTAAACGGGGCAAACCTTAATACTGCTATTAGTCCTACAGGTACAGGCACAGTAACTATTTCTCCTGCTGGTGCATTGACTATTAACCCAACGGCTGCTAGTACTATTAATAATGCTTCTATTGGCGCAACAACAGCTTCTACAGGTGCATTTACTACTTTAAGTGCAACTACAGCAATAGCATTGACTTCAGGTGGAACAGGTAAGGCTTCTGCTCCTGCTGCCAATGCAAACTTAATGGGGTTTACCACTACAGCTACTGCTGCTGGAACAACTACATTAGATAACACCAGTAGTTACATTCAATACTTTACAGGCACAAGCGCACAAACAGTTAAGATGCCTGTTACCAGTACATTAGCTACTGGATGGTCTTTCCATATATGTAATAACAGTACTGTAGCAATAACTATTAATAGTTCAGGTAGCAACTTAATTGGTACGATTGCACCAAATACTACTGTTCATATTACTTGTGTAGCAACAGGCGGTACAACTGCTTCAGATTGGGATTTTGGTACTACAGATTTTGGCGCATTACTTGGAAATGATGGAACTGTACCATTACAAGCTCAATGGTATTTAAGTGCGCCTATAACAGCATTTGGCCCTACTATTGGGAACTTTTTTGGTGCTAACTCTGCTGTTTCATTAGACGCTTCAGGAACTTATGATATTGAAGCATATTGTTATTTCTTAAAAAGTACTGCTGGAACAGTAACTTGGGCTGGACTTTTTAGTAGCGCACCTACTGTATGCCATGCTTATTTAGAATATACCCCTGTAACTGGCTTTACTACTTCCCTTATATCAGGTGCTATGGTGACTGCGGAAGAAACAGCGCAAGCGGTGGCTAATATGGCTTTTGCTGCAACTGCATCTTTAACTACTGCTGTTTATCATCTTGCTAAATTTAAGATTAGGGTTACTACTAATGCTGCTTGTAACTTTAGATTAAACATTACTCAATCTGCTGGTACTGTAACTCCGCAAACTGGTAGCTGGTATACGGCTCGTAAAATAGCAATTAACTCAGGCACATTTGTAGCTTAAGGATAAATATGACAATTAATAGAAACCTATCATTTTTAGCCGAAGGTGCAAGTGCTACTGGCGTTTTGGCTGTTACGAATGGTGGTACAGGACTAACCACTTTAACTGCTAACTATGTACCTTATGGTGCTGGTACAAGCGCATTAGGCTCTAGCGCAAACTTAGCCTTTAACTCTAGTACAAGCGTACTAACCGTTGGCACAGGAGTTACAGGCGGTATAGCTGGCGGCACATTCTAATGTTTCAAACAGCTTTTCAAGCTAATGCGTTTCAAAACAATGCCTTTCAGGTATATGTTGCTCCTACCCCCACGGGCCACGCAGGGGGTGATGATGCTTGGTATACAAAAGAAGAACTACGCAGGATTCAAAAGATTCAACAAAAGATCGCAGCAAGACAGCGATTATTAGAAAAGACTACAAAGGATGCTAATGCTTTACGTAAGCAGGCCATCCGCGATCTAGTATCCCCTGTTGCTAAAGTTAAGCAAACTAAAGTACAATCAAAACAAGAGGTTAAAGCTGATATACCGTTAGCTGAAACAGAAGATTTACAACGGTCTATAAGCTACCTTGAAAGACAACGGGATAACATCCTTGAGGCAGTAGCTTACAGAAATCAGCAATCGCTTATTCAACAGCAATTGATGTATATGGAAGCCAAACGCCTAGAGGAACTAGACGATGAGGAATCTGTATTAATACTTCTACACTAAACGCAGACGCACAATACAAATTAGCTTACAAACACTTACACGCTGGCAGATACGAAGCTGGCTTTAGGTTATTTGAATACCGTTGGCATCCTGACATTGTTGCCCAACAAGCTCAGCCTTATGCCCCTGCTTTAAAGATGCCTGTATGGAGAGGTGAATCCCTAATAGGGAAAACCATTACCGTACAAATGGAACAAGGCTATGGTGACATTCTGATGTTTGCTAGATTCTTGCCAGCATTAAAGGTTTTGGGTGCAAAAAGAGTAGTAGTTCTTCAAGAAAGTTCACTTCATTATTTACTAGGTCAAATAGAAGCTGTAGATGTTTTCAGTAATGACCTAGAAGAAGGTGTAGCAAGCCAATCTGATTACTGGATCGGCTCAATGTCGCTACCTTATTACATTTCTTTAATGCACCCCCTTGTTAAA